GGAACCCCATCCGCCGTAGCCTCCGCCACCACCGCCACCACCATAGTGGTAAGATGATTGTGAGTATCCTAATTTATTTTTCAATAAATTTAAATATTTTGCGTCTATTGGGGCACTTTTGCTTTGCAAGGTATAGTATGCATCTCTAAATTCAGGGTCATGTTCATTTGAAGCAAAATGTGTTGTTCCACTCCAATCATATCCTAGTGCATCACCGCCTATATATGTTCCATATTTATCTGTACCCCAACCTAAATTTCCTGTCCCTATTTGTTTACTTTTAGTTGGATCATCACCGCCGTAGACTAAATTTTTAAAAAAATTTGGATCTAAACCTTCTATTCCTGTTTTACCTTCTAGTATATCTGTCAGTGTATCAGGATCACCTTTTGTTTTCCTGTTTAAATATTCTTGTACGCCTAACGCATTTATTTTAGCTAGTTCTTCGTTTTTAATAACTTTACCAGTAACAGGATCTTTTTTACCGTGTAATTGACTTAATCCTGCTAAAGCTTCATCATAACCAGCTCCACCTTCTAAAATCTTTTTCTTCATTTCATTAACTACAGTTTCCATCCCAAAGTTATCCATAGTTCCACTTGCTTCCATAGCAAATAGACCAGAATCTTTTAACAACTGTAATTCTTGTGCACTGTAATTACTTAAATCTTCACCTTTAGCTTTTTTTAATGCCCATGCCTTATTAAATAAAGTTTGCTGATCTTCTTTATCCTGTCCAGGAATTGGACCACCACCAGGACCTGATGTTGCTGCTCTTTGTCTATTTTCTGCTTGTATTCTAGCTCTATCTTCTGCAATCTTATCTTGCGTTGATTTTTTAAAAAAATAATCAACTTCTGCTGCTGATTCTTCTGCTTTTACATCTCTAATTTTGTTTTTTTGTTGTTGATTTTTAATGTTTCGATCTATTTGTTCTTTATTGGAAGTTACATAAGTAGTTTTTCCAGATACACCTCGTTGTGAACCTCTACTACTAGTTCTTTGTGATCTTTGTTGTTGTTGTCTAGCTGTACCAGGACTTCTTCTAGAAGAACTGCTTGATGATCTATATCCTACATTTCCAAAACGTGGTGGCATTATCTATACCCGTATTTTTCCATCTGTCTTATCCACTCATAGTAATCTTCGGTATCTGTAAATACTCTTTTATTAGAATCGAAATCAGGAGGTATTGTTAGAAGTGATCTACCTTGATCAGCTGCAAGTGCGTCCTGTAACTCCTTCTCTCTTTCCCCCCTTTCAATTCCTTCTCTCATATTACGATAAAACTTTTCTTCTTTAGAAGGTTGAGGCATTTCGCCCCTTCCATAATAAGGAACTTCCGTTACTTCCTGGTTCCAAGAACTTGGATATGCACCATAAATCAATTCTTCTGAGAAATCTCCATGTGGATCTGCTGACCCTAATTCTGGTGCTGTTAGCCATCTAAGATATGCATCTGTTTCCCACGGTTCTTGTCTTACGTTTCCTGGAAATAAAGGAGGAGGTATGTTATATTCATTCTGTCTTCTTATATAATCTTCTTTTCCTTCATCAAATGGTAATGGCTCTTTGATATCAGGTGGTAATCCTCTAAAATCATTTTCTATTGGAGGATAAGCTGTTACTTTATTTCCTTGTCTGTAATCATCTTCTGCTATTGCATCTAGTGCATTCATTTCATAACCGTACGGAACTGTTCCTCTGTCTCCGAATGATCGCATGCTAGATACTTCACCTATTGGATTTTCACCTGTTAAATTAGGGGGTCTTACAGGTTCATGGTCATCATTAAATTCAATGCTTATTAATGGTAAAGGTGTCATGTCGTGATTAAAATCTTGTTGTGGATATGGTACACCGTCCATACCAAAAGTTTTTGCTGCATAGTCTTGCATCTCTGCTTCATCTGTATTAGCAGCTCCTGTTATGCCTTCTTTATTTGTTAGACTTTTTCCAAAATCAGAAAGCTTGCCAAACATTTCTTTTGCCATCATTCCCAGTAATCCTCCAGAATCACCATACTTCATGGCCATATCTGAAACAGGGTACATTTTTCCGTAAACGTTTGGTGCAGCGTTTCTAAATACATTACTTCTATTAGAAAAATCTTTTTGTACATCCAAAGGTGCTACATTAAATTTTTCACCTATTTTGTATTTATCAAAACGGTTGTATTGATGCCTTGTATCTTTAAGTTCATCAAAACGTGGGTCATTTTTAGTAAAGTTAGGGGCTTGCGATTGCAGCTCCATCATACGGCTATAGTTTTTCATCTCCGGCCCCTGACTAAACGGGGTCGGAGTATTAATTTTTCTTATATATCTTGCCTTATTGTTTTCCACTACACACCTGGTACGATTATAACTTTGAGAACAACAAGAACAATAATAGCTACGATTCCGGCCTTAATCCAGTCCTTCATCTTCCAATCATTCCATTCTTTTAAATGTCCCCATAAATCTTTTAATAAATTCATGTTTACCTCCTATTTACTTCGTTTCAGCCCACCCTTACGGTATGACTTTTTCACCTTTCCACCCTTCTTCATTTGCATTTTCTGTCCTGTTACTTTAGCGTGCTTTTGAGCTTGCTGTACTCCTAGTGAAGTGTATGGAAACTTTTTTTTACCTACGTTTGGCATTATTCCTCCTAATGTATTGTTGGCTTAGGTACATGTTTAAAAATTTCTAGTATATCTTCCTGAATACCAAAACTATCTGCGACAGCCTGAAAAACTCTAGATGAATCTACCACACCTAATGCATCAACATACATATTGCGTGTAACTGCTAACATGGCACCGCATACTTGTAAAACATCTTCTTGGGAATGTATATTTTCCCGAGCGACTAATTCAATTTGTTGCATCACGCCGCTAAGTTTTTCCAGTTGTTTTTTTACTCTGTCCATTTGCTTTGGATCTGGCATTTTCCCTCGCTACCCTTTCAGCTGATTGATTTTTTCTTTCAGCCACTTCATTTTTCATGGCTTCTCTTGTAGCCGCCATGTTTTCTTTTAATATTGACATTGCTTCTGCAGAATCTTCTTTATTCGTATCTCTTTTAGCATCAGTCGCAACTTTCATCAAGTCAATACTTGTATCTGCCTCTAGCTTATCTCTTTCAAGGTCCATTTTAGCTGAATCAACCATCATATCTTTTTGCATCTGCATTTGAGTCTGCATCGCTTTTAGATCAATTTCTTGTTGTTTTAACTTAACAAGTGGGTCTTGTTGCTCACGGCTTATTCTAGCTTCTTCATCTTGTGCTAATTGTTTCGTCATTTGTGCTTCAACCTTAGCTTGTTCAGATGCTTGCTGATTTACCAATTGATCCTGCTGTTGTTTTAACTGCTGCATTGCCTGCGGGTTTTGTTGTGCCTGTTGCATTTGTTGTTGAAGTTGTTCAAATTGTGGTTTGAACTTTTCGGTAATTTGTTGTGCAGCAATCAGTGAAATATGCTCTGATACGTGTGCCTGTAACATTGCATATAACTGCGGATTAATCTGTACCATTCTTGTAAACATAAATTCAGCATGTGCTTCTATATGTGCCATATGGTCTTGCATTGGAAACGCCTTAGGTCCTTGGCCTCGCATAGCACCAGCATTTTCCATTGCGGGGCTAATAGGTTCTGGCATTTCAGGATCTGGTTTTAATATTGCATCAACATTATCCACACCCATTGCATCATACATTCTTCTATATGCTTCACGTAAATTATGTAATTGTGGTGCAGCTGTTGCTAATTGTAATTGCTGTTGTGCTAATGTAACACGTTGTGCCATTGAGAATATATTTGGATCTGATACTGGAAGTATATCCACTCTATCATCAAAATCTGCTTGTTTAATCATTTGGTTTCCACCGACAACCATGTAAGGATATTGTGGTGGAAGATAAATGGAGAATACTTTTGCGAGTAATTTAAATTCTATTTTTTGTGCGTAGTGCAATCTTTTATGTATTGCACTCATAACTTTTGTACCGCGTTCAATTAGTGCAAGTGTAGTTCCAACAGGATTTTGTTCATTACCTTCACCCATTTTCATATCAGCAATTGCTGCGAATGATTTACCTGCATCAACGGCGAATCCTAATAAACCGAACAATACTTGTGACGGTTCCTTGTACGGAAGTGGTAATAAAGATTCTTTTATTGATTGTCCTGTTACATCAACATCACGAAACTCCCCTGGTTGTAAAGGCTCGTCCTGGTCACGTATACGCATACCACGTGCCTTAAATCCTGCTGGCAGATTGGCAAGAGTACCTGCATCAATTAACTGCCGCAAAACACTTGTTGCAGTTCTTGACAACCCACCTAGCATGTGTATTAGACCAAAGCCATAAAACCCTAGTCCTGGGAGGAATTTATAGTGTACAAAATAATCATTCTTCGCAAAGTTTGTATCTCCTTGTTTCCAGTTTCTTCTTATGGAAAGGATTTCCTGCGAATATTGATCAATAGACACTACATATGGTAACTTAACACCCGATGTATCTTCAAAGCCTGGCACATCTGCATTGATGTGCATCTCAAGTATAACATGCTCATCGTCTCCAGATGCATAACTTTTTTCTACACCTTGTAACTCATCAACTTTATCTACAACATCATCAGAATCAACGCTTCCAGTTGGAAGTTCAATATCACGATAAAATTTGCTTAGTTGTTGTTTTCTTACATCATTACCACTACATTTTATAATATGTGTTATGCGGTCTGCACTTGAAAGATCTGTTGCCATGTAATTAATTATTAAATCTTCGCCAGCTACAAATTTAGCTATAGCACGTTTTAATAATCCATCATAATAGACCTTCTTGAATGCTGAACCAGCAAGTGGTAAATAAAATAATAATTGATCCATATCTGGATCATATTCTGTCATCACATCTGTGATTTGATAATTCATGAAATCTTTAACACGTTTCGCCTGATCTTCTACTTCAGGTGTCGACATGCCTATAACTTGGCATCTTACGGGGCCGCTTGGGGGGAGAAGTTCCTTATACGCTTGAGCCTGAAACTGTGTAACAGATTCAGCGAGTAAGGGATGTACGACCCCGGATGCACCTTCGAACGGCTGTGTGCGGTCTTCATATTTGAAGCCTAACATATCAAGGCCTTTGATATAGGTATCTTCCCAATCTTTCCTTGAATCACGATCCGATTCGAATTCTGCTAGTAGAT